GAATTATCGTATTTAAAAAGTATTGCAACACGGTCCTCCGCCCACGCCTGTTTTGCATAAGGGCAAGGCGGCAAATCATTAAAATACGCGTTAGGTTTTTCCAAAACGTCCCGGGACCATTGCAACAACTCTTTTACAATAACCGCCTCTACTTTTTGATCGAAAAACTCTATATTCATGCCCGCGACACCGATCCTTTGGTGTGCTTACGGCGATTAGCCATCACCTTTCCGCAGCCCCGGGCCACTACAGCGCCGTTTTTAGACGACCCGTTATACGGGCGTTTGGGCTTTGTAGAGCGTATTTCTCCCCCCGTAGCAGCATACGTTACTTCGGCTGCTTTTGTGTTTTTTACGTTGGTTTTGCCCTTTTTACCTTCGCGCTTCTTTTTTGCAGCAGTAGATTTACGCTGGCTTTTTGACAAAGAACGGGCTTTGGCTATGGGCAAACACCTGTCCGGGTTTTTCTTGTCTTCAGACGTCCCGCATTCTCCCGCAATATTGCCGGAGCTATCAATCCTAACCCATTTTTGCTTTCGCCATTTAGCTAGTTCGCCGCCCACTGCTCTTTCCTTTTGATTTTTTCGCGTAGTTGGGGTCTTTGCAGTATTTGGACGCCGCCATATTTGCATATGCTGACGGGTATGTATCAAACGTTCTTTCGGCCCACGCTTTTCCAGCAGGACAAATTTTACTGCCCTTACTTTTTTTGGAAGCGCCTTTAGATTTTTTCGAATATGCCATTATAAAAGCTTCCCTGCTATCACCACGCCTTACAGGACCAGTATCTGGCCGAAAATTTGTCTTTTGCCGTGTCACAATTGTGTCGGGCACGAAAGTTTTTACGTCTTCCCGGCTGGTCTTTCTTGATAGACATATTAGAGTCCCCAAACCGAACCAATTTAACTTCAGAGCCTTTTTTTGCCAAAACGGCACTTTTTTTGGCTTTTCCGGGAGTGCGCTTGGGTTTATTATATCCTGCAAATGTTTCTCCCCGGTATTTTAACCTTCCGGACGGCAGTCTTTCTACGTTTTTAGTTGTCGCCATAACACCCTCATTTGTAAAAAAACGTCATGCTAGTTACGTGGGTAAACGTTGCATGAATGTCTGTATTAAACCTTACCCCCTCTTGAGGTATTGTCAGATCACCCGTCGAATTTGCATGAAAATCTAACGTAAATACAGTGGTTCCCGACGCGCCCCCATCACGCAAAACAACGGACCCCGTAGAACCCGCGGAATGGTAATGAATTGCATTAAGCCGGGCCGGACCACTTACTACCGTACCCGTAGCGGTAAGATACTTTGCTTTTAAATCCGATCCGGCCATGATTACCCCTAACTATAAAAAACCGTCACAGAAGTACATGCTGTAAACAACGACACATAAATGTCGCTTACACGCAACCCTTCGTCCGGTATGTTTACGGAGTGGGTGTCTGACGCATTTAGGTCCATGTCCAAAACAGTAGAACCCCCGTTACCATCTGTAATAGTAAGTCGGGGACTACCGGTTGTTGTCTTAACTTGAACTTGGCGGATGCGGGCTGGACCCACACCCGCGGAACCTGTAGCCGCCAGTCGTTTAGTTTTTACGTCTGAACCAGCCATAATAACCTCCCTTAACCAAGGTTATTGTTCTGAGCGTACAGAATAGTAAACCGTACTTCTCCGGCAGTAGTTGCCGCTGACGCTGTCACTGTTAGACGAATGTCCGCAGTTCCTGTATCTTCCCACGCTAACGTTCCACCTGCTTCAGTAGTTGGATATTTACGACCTGCTGTTGTACCGCTTGCAAAAGTATTTAAGATTGAGGTCGCACCGCCTACTGTGTCTCCAACACTTAGATTTGTTGTTGCGTTAGCCGCTGTAATCACATCGATTACGCAATCAATAATCTGAGAGTTTGCTGGAATAACAACGTCAGTTACTTGAGCCGCCAATGCACCGCCAGATAAATCTGCGGCGAATGTCTGTGCCATTACAACTTGACCAGTGTTTTTTATATTAGAACCAAGGGTTGTACCTGTGGTTTCTTTGATGGTCCCAGCTTTGATAGGACCTGAAAAAGTAGTTGTACCCATGTCGATCTCCTGTCTGGGTTAGTCAGTCGCACCATGCAACTGTCAGGGATAAATTAACCATAACATAAATCAGAAAAAAAGAAAGGGGCCACCGAAGTAGCCCCAAAGTTTACAGGGAGGATAACCTCACTGTATCACATTTTATGCGCCGGGTGAACCGAACACTGCGCGTGGGTCGCTAAAGCCGAAGCTATAACGTTCACGAGCCTTGAAGCGCATGTTGCCTGTGTCGAAATCAGCTTCCATGTTTGTTCTCATTGGAGAACGCTCAAAGTGCTTGAATCCGTTAGGCGCGTCAGTCTTGATGAAGAACGCATCTGGGTCAGTCAAGAAGTGGTTTACAGTGTAACCCTCTGGAACCATACCCATGTTACGAATCGCATTGATGTCATTGTCGGCTGTGCCAACACGCAATGTTGATTCCAACAAACGATCTGCAACGAATTGCAGTTGTGGTGGAATGATCAACTTGGTGCCACGAAGGGCAATGATCATGTTGCGTTCATCAACGAAAGTAGAGATGTCAATCAAAGCATTCTCAAGCGAAGTTTCGTTCAAGTCTGCTGCGGTTGACGGCTCATTGCGGAACGTACCACCACCAGCTAGTGGGTGATCAGTTGCACAAAGCTCTTTACCATCGCCACCTGCAAAGTTGCTGTCAAACGCATTGTTTAAAACAGCAGCCGCTTTGACCTGCTTTGTGTGTGCCATAGAACGCGCAAGCGCCTTCGTATAACGCGCACCAAGACGATCATACAGGTTGTCTTCGATTGCTTCTTCAGTCAATGCGAACGCAAGCGCCACTGTTTCGTGTGAATAACGAGCAGTGTATGCTTCATTTGCATTGTCGAACTCAACGCCAGAACCTTCAGATTTTGTGGGAGCATTCCCAAATCCGACCAACATAACCTCCTCTTCAAATGCACGGTCAGATGTTTCCGTGTCGAAGATTTCCGCATGTTGATTCTCATAGCGGTCATATTCCATACCGAATAGAGCGTTCAGGCCCGGCTCAAGTTCTTTGACGAGTTGGGAGCGTGAAATAGCCATAACTCAATCTCCTTATGCCAAGCCAGCGGTTCCACCGCTGAACAGGTGGTTGTTGATTTTCACGATCACGTTAGTGTTCGCAGACGAAACATCGCTGTTCTCAGGGTCTTGAGAAATGTCGATGGCTTTCAACGGCAATGTTGC